GCCGAACCTTCGTTCTTAACCGGAGCAGCCGAGAAGCCCGACAGCTTGGTTTCTTCTTCGAACGAACGCTCAGAGGTTTCCGTTTCGAAAATCTCTTTGTGCTCTTCGCCGTACCGTGCGTATTCCAGACCGAACAGGGCGTTCAGGCCGGGCAAAAGCTCCTTGAGGAGTTGTGCGCGTGAAATAGCCATTGTTCAGTCTCCTTATGCGAGGCCAGTGGGGTTGAGATACTGGTGCATACCCTGATTCCACTTGACGATAACTTCGGTGTAAGAACCGGGGCTACCAGCAATTGTGGTTTCATGGACGACGTCGATCACGCGGATCGGCCATGCCGAGCTAGTACCTTCGGTCGAATCAACACCGACCTTAGAGTTGCCCGTAATGGTCGAGCCGGTGTTGTTCGCACCGTTCGCCAGCTTCACGTTCGAGCCGACAGCAGCCTGAGTCAGGTAGCTGACGGTGTTCGAGTTAGTACCAGCGCACACAGCAACCTTGAACAGCGCATCCGGATCATCAAGGACATAAGCCGTGATGTCGGAGATACTCGTGGTGCCGGGATAGAACTGGCGGAAGGTCACACCGTACGTCGGATCGGTGTAGGTGCAACCAAGGAAGACACCAACCGGTGTAGCAGCGTCAGTACCGGTATCCTTGCCAACCGTACCACTTGCAAGCAGCTTCACAACGTCACCATAGAAGATGGCAGTTGCGGAGTTGGTTGCGATGGGGATTTGGCGTGTGGAACCAGCAAAAACCTGCCCACCGATCAGATTGATCGGAATAAGCCCGTAAGGGCTTGTAACAGAGGGATATGCCATTGTTAAGCTCCTAGCTTAGCGTTTGCCACTACCGAACGAAGTCGTAGACCTTTTCTCCCTAAAGAGGGGCATACGGCTGTCGTTCTCACGCATGAAGTTGTTGTCTACCGAGTCCATCTGGGCCTGATTTTTACGAGCGAAGTAAGCCTTGCGCTGTTCCATCAGTTCCGTCGGGGCTTTGCAAAGCAGCAACCCACCTACCTCGATATTGTCTTTGTAGCGGCTATCAGGGTCAGTCATCCCGGCGTATTTCGGCTGCTCTTCGATACCAACTGGCTCCCAACCTTCACGTCGTTTTGACATCAGGTTCTGGCCATCCAGTTTGCCTCCGGTAGCAACTCGAATCCATCGGTATGCGTAACCCGGCTGTTGGTCCGGTTCTGGCAGCAACGAGGCAGGCTGCCATACTTTGGGCCGCTCCGACTGCGCACGTGTTTTACGAGGAGCACGTTCAGATGAAATCTGTTCGTCCAACTCTTCCATAAGGCTACGGTCCGTCATATCAATTCTCCATCTTCATTACTTCACGAGCATATTGCTCAGGAGTTAGTCCAAACTTCTTGGCCACAGCCAATTGGGTTGTACTCAGCCTAATCTTTTTGGCGGATCGGCTACGGGAAGCGGGAGCGACAACGGAAGTAGCTTTAGATTCACGTGTGACAGGTCTGGAGTCACCGTTAGCCACTTCATCTCCCCCGAAGTAATCGGGGAATCTACGACGTATTGTTTTGTCAACCGTCGTCCAATATTCGTCGGAGCCAACAAAAGTAGGTCCCCGTTCATTTACGAGCTTTTGGTGAAGCCCGAGCGCGGAAGCAGTCATCTCCGGGTCTGACCCATACCACTGATTGCGCTCTTGCCACGCCATCGTTGTACGGTCAGGTTGCTGGATATTAGCCTGCCCTTGTGGAACCTGTACCTCAGTTTCTGGGGCCTGTAAAGTAGGTCTGTAGTTATTAAGCTGCTGCATCTTTAGCGATGCATCAGTCAGCTTGCGCTGTGCTTCCACAATACGATCTGTATCTGCCGCTTCATAAGCATCGCGGTATGCCCGCTCGGCGTCTTTAAGCTCGTAGTCTGTCTGCTGCTTGTAGCTCGTCAGTAGCTGGCCTTCACCCTCACTGAGCGTGAACTTCAGCCGCTTGTTCTCTTCAAACAGCCGCTGCGCAGCGCTAAGCGCTTCTTGCTGTTCACGAAACGCGCGTTCTTTTTCTCGGCGCTCGTCGTGCCAGACCTTCTTCATCTGCTTGAGGCGGAGCTTTACCTTCTCCGAATATTCCTCAAGCTCGTCAGCTTCTAGCTCGTCAACGATCTCCTTAGGCATGGGCTCGCGCCCACGGTCCTGTGCAGGAGTATCGTCTTCGATCTCAATATCGGGTTTACTTCGCGCTTCAGAAACAGGGGTTTCATCAGTCTCAATCTCAAATTCAAACTCATCGTCTGACTGAGTAGCCATGGTTACGTCTCCTTTTGTACGGGCAAGCCCGTTTTACTTGCGCTTGATACCGCGCGGGTCTTCCACAACAGCCTCGACGCTATCGTCGTTGATGATGCGAAACTCACGGCCATGGATTTCCACCCGGGTACCCGCATTGGGGCGCACAAGGACGAAATCGCCTTCTTTGCACCACGGGCCAGAGGGGAACCGCTTAGCGTCCAGATAGGCGTCAGGACCTATCTTGACGACAAACAGCACGGTCGTGAGAAGTTCTTCCCGCTCAATCATGCTATCGGTCTTCAGGATGCCACCCTTGGTCTCTTTCTCGATATCAGGGATGGCACACAGGAGGCGATAGCCTTGTGGGTTGGGAAGTTGCTTAGCCCGGTCCTCAATGGGAACCTCAGGCTCTTTGGGGGGTGCGTTAAGCACTTTGCCGTCCACGCCAACGAGGGCGGGGGCCACGATACCTACGATCTCAGTCATCATCGTCTTCCTCCAGCCTATGGGCTGTCTCGATAATAATATCCTTGGCGGTCAGGAGGCCGCGATACCGACCACAAGCGAACTTGTACTCGCCGATCTCGGACGCCTTTCCCATTGCAAGATCACGTTCAATGTCCTTGCAAGCCTCGTCTATCTTCTGAGCTAGGTGGATAAATATCGTACTCATCTATTCTCCTTAGGTGGTGCGTTGGAAACAGGGATTTCCGTTGGGTTTTTTGCCGTCTGCGCGGTTTCGCGGGCGATCTCGACGCCGATGCGAAGCCCAGCTTCTTGCTGCTTGGCGGACAAGTTAGCCTTGTCCGTTGCGATCTTGGCCCCGACTTGGAGGCCAGCGATTTCTTTCTGTGCGGCGATGCGCTTCTCTTCGAGCTCAAGCCGGTCGTTCTTCTCCGCAGCGTCAACCTGCATTTTCTGCTTCTTAAGCTCAAGCTCACCCTTCTTGATCTCAAGCTCAGCCATCTGCATCTGCACGATGGGGTCCTGCTGCATCTGCTGGTTCTTCTGCTGCTGGGCTTCTGCCTGATTTTTCTGGAGAAGCTGGCCTGCGGCGGCAGCTGCCAGACGCGAAACCTGAAGCTCAACCTCCTCGCTCATCTCAGCATTGGGCGGCGGCAGCGGGACACCAGCCTGAAGCTCGATCTGACGGCGGTACTCAAACGCCACATGCTCTTGGATATGCGCTGCCATAGCACCCATGATCTGCTGCGCCGCTGGGCTTTGACCCACCAACTGCTGAATCTTGGGGTCCTGAATAGCAGCCATATGGACGGCGATATGCGCCTCGTGGTCTTGGTAGATAAACGCCTTGACCGGCTTTGTATTCAGGACGTCCATGTTCTCGCTGACCGGGTCACGCGGCTTCATGTCGTCGCCATCCTTGAGCGGGACCAGCTTGCTTGCGTTTTTAATACCAAGAACTTCCAACATCTGCCGGTGCAGGAAGGGCATGTCGTAAATCTGCGGCGCACCCTGCGCCAACTGGATAACCGCCTGATACTGGACGATCTTCTGTGCCATGGTGGCAGCGTTAGGGTCGCTTACCGGCAGCACATCGACGTTGTCGTAGTCGGACTTCTTAGCCTTGCGGCTACCTTCTTCCGGCTCGTAGCTATACGTCTCTGGCGTATAGTCAGCGATGATGACCTTGAGGAGCTTAAACTCCTGCTTCATCGAGTAGTGGATGCGCGCCTGCACCGCCGACATCATCTTGAGGCTACGCTCAAGGATAGCCAGTGTCGTGCCCACAGGGGCATTTGCCGACATATCAGAGACCTGAAGGTCAGCCATGCCAGCGAAGCGACGGCCTTCTTCTACGATGGTACCCAGAAGAGAATAGAGTACTTGGCTAGGCTCTTTATACGGCAGCGGCATGATGTTGTCGCGCATTGTGCCCGACGCCACGTCCACGTCTCGCCACTCAGCGGGGCTGATGGGGGTATCGTCCCCCTTGACCCGCAGGCCCTTGGTCTTGAAGCCACCGGGCAGGTTGCTGAGTGTACCTGCGTCAACCAGCTGTCGGATGAGGCTGGTGCCTGACTTGGCAAAAGCACCAATGAGGTGGATCAAGCCGAAGGCATAGAAGCCGAAACCCGGCACGTACGAGTAGTGTACGAAGTGATTGCGCTTGCGCTTGAGCTTATCATCAGGCTGCCAGTTGCGCCGGATGGCAAGGACCTCGTTCGAACCCTTCTCAAGCGTAACGATATAGGGAAGGGCAACGCCCTCGTCGTCGTCATCCCTGAACTTGTCGTCGTCAATGATAAGATCGACCTGCATCTCCAGCAGCTTGTAGCGGTCGTCGGTCGTGGCACGGAAGCCAAGGCGCTCCGCGATCTTCTTCTCAACCTCGTCAAGTGTGCTGTCAGGGTCTCCAAGGTCTACATCCCGGTAGAAGCCATCGCGCTGGAGCTTCTTAAGCTCGTTGGGCGTCTTGCGCATCACGTGGGTGACACGCTCTGCTGTCTCAAGGTTGCTCGCGCCATAGGGGACAACCACATCGTCCGCTGTAACGAACATCGAAACCTGACGACCAAGCGACGGGTCGTAATAGACCTTCTTAAAGGCGTTGCCCGCCAGACCCAGACCCCATAGCATCCGCTCATGCTCGGGCCGATACTCCGTCATCACGTCGGTCAGCTGGTAGTTCATGTCATCTTGGACGCGCCGCGCCGCGTCACGCTTCTGCGGTGTCTCTTTGCCGATGATCTGCGTCCGCACGGGTCCTTGGGCCGGGAACGTCTCCATCATGGTCTCGGCTTGGAACTTGACGACCGACTCAGCGAGGAGCGGGTGGTACACACCGCAGGCACCGGGCCAAGGCTCCGTGCGGTCCTCGACCTTCATACCCAGAAGCTCTAGACCATCGACATAAGTCTGTATCCAGTCCTTGCGGCTGGCGATGTCGTCATCATAATCTCCGATGAGGTCGCCAACCATGTCGGCCAGCTCACCCACATCAAGGAAGTCGGCCAAGTTCTCGTTAAACTCGCTGTCCTCGTCGTCATCACCGGGCTCAATCTCGATCTCCATCCCATCCATACCGATGCTGACGGACTCAGGGTCCTCGATCTCAATCTCGATGTCGGGCTCCATGTTCACCCCCGGCATGACACCCCCGGAAAACGACGCATCAAGACCCAGAGGCGCTTGATTAAGAGCTTTATCTACGGCCATCAGTAATATCCCTGCTGTTTTCTGCTCTTAAAGTATCTGATATCGTCGGGCTCGTCGAGATTAGTTGTAACGTACCCGCCCTTGCGGAACCTATGCAGCGCCATAGAGACGGTATCGACATAATCGTCGTGTGAGCCAGCAGGAAACTCTGCCACTTCATCGATGACTTCTTCCGCCCAGCGGGCTGCCGGAGCCCATACCCGACCAGAGGCAAATATATCTGCCACAGCGTTTAGACGGCTGATCTTGTCGTTGCCCCTCGTGGGGGTAAACTCCTGCACCGGGATACCCATAGCGCGTAGCTCATAGATGAGCGGCGCACCCGATGCCTTTTTCTCAATGATGACGCCGTCCGGGTCCCACTCTCTATACTCGTCAATGGCCCACTGCTTGAGCGTGGGAAACTCCACGCGGTCGCGCGCCGCGTTCAGGAGGATAATATTAGCCTGAGGCACACCCGTATCGTCTGCTTGGTAGAACACACCCCATGTAGTCTGCGCAGAGTAATCCGCTCGCTGCGTCTTCTCGAAGGCCGTGTCCCATGCTTGAAGCATGAAGTCACACGGAGGCGGCGAATCAGCCGTCCACTCCCGCCACCACTCACGTTTCACAATGGCAGCCGACTCCGACACCGGGTTCTGCTGGTACTGCGCCTGCCACTTAGAGTTAGGGACGTCGCGCTTGACTTTCAGGAGCTCGTCCAAGTCCCAAAACTCGGGCCACAGCGGCTTATCCGACGGGAGGATAGCAGGAAACTCGATGACTTCCCACTCACCCATGCTCTCGTTGACAGCGGCATCTTTGAGTATCTGCCCCGTCAGGTCGCGCTTCGACCACCGTGTCATGACAATAACAATAGCGCCACCGGGCTGGAGGCGCTGGCGGGGACCCGAAGTATACCACTCATGGGTCTTGTCGTAGATATCTGGGTTAGTTTCCGCGATGGCCGCTTCCTGCTCCGAGTGCGGATCGTCAATAATAAGGACGTCAGCGCCCTTACCAGTCACCGCACCGCCGACACCGATGGCGAAATAGTCCCCACCTTTGCTGGTGTTCCAGCGACCAGCGGCTTTGCTGTCCGAAGCTAGGCTAAGATCGGGGAAAATCTTGTGGTAGACCTCGGTATCTACCAAGTTTCTTACCTTACGCCCGAAACCTACGGCCAATTCGGCTGTGTGCGAGCACTGGATGATCTTTTTATGCGGAAATTTGCCAAGGAACCATGCAGGCAGGAGGTAAGAGGCAAATTCTGACTTGGTATGCCGGGGTGGCATGTTGATAATAAGGCGTTTGCAGGTGCCGTTGGCTACACGCTCGAACGCATCCGCCATTTTGGCGTGGTGCCTGCCACCAATGAACGTCGGCCACACCTGCTTTACGAAATTAAGGAACTTATCTTGGGCACCCTTCGTCGCCTTGAGCTCTGTGAGCTTATCCAGCTCCGCCAGCAGCCGTTCTTGCTCGTGAACGGGCAAAAAAGGCAGAATCTTCGGCAGATCAGCAAGGGAGATGGAGTCGAGGTTCATACTTCTTCGTCCTCGTCCGCTTCGGGACCTGAGTAGAAGCCAAATTCCTCGTCCAGAGTCATACCCACGGGCACAACATCGACCACTTCGGCGTCCAACAGGCGCTTGACCCGCTCCTTGATGGCCTTTTCCAGCGCCTCGGGGCTATTATAATTGATGTTGATCTCGCTGCGCTGGGTAAACAGGCTGATATCGCTGTGCTTACCAAGGAGCTCCAGTGCCTTGAGCTCGAACTTAGTTTCGCCACAATTGGCTATCTCTAGCAGCTTATTGGTAAGCGCCGTGCGCACCTGATTAATATCAAGCGCCATATTTTGGCCATATTGTTGTATGAACGCCTTGGCACCCAGTGCTGTCGCATAGCTCGTTAGGGGGGCCACGTGCTGGCCTTTTATCGCTCCTTCAAGGAGCGCCTTCTCCCGCTCAAACGTCGATGGGTCCACCTCCAGTGGGACACCCATATCCGACAAGAAGTCAGCCGTATTGGCTGCCGCCGTCAGCTCATCCATGAAGCTAACGGATTCAATATCTTCTGGGCTGTAGGGTAACGCGACAGCGTTTGTAGGCGTCAACTTGACTTTTGACATTAGCGCAGCGTCCGGTTTGAGGGAGCAGACCTTGCTTATAGGCATGTAGGTGGTGGGTGTAAAGTAGGTGTTGGGACTCCCACCGGGGGGTTTTTCTATATTAGGGGGGTGGGGGGTAGTCGGCTGGATTTTTATAGGGGGGTGGGGGGTCTTGATTTGGTTTCGTAAGGGGGG